CGGATCAATAGTCGCTGCAAGCTCCTTGCTCTCGTTGAAGGCAATGATCGCTCTACCGGCATTGCTTGATCCTGACCATTTGTCGAGGATGCGTCTCTCAATCAGGTTACGCTCCTCCTCGTCAGGAACGCCATTGTTGAAGTTGATCAACATTGACGGTGCCATTCCGTTTTTGATGTTGTTCAGGTGGTAGTTGGCCACTTCCTCCTCTAGCTCGGCGTAAGGTAGTCCTCCTTGGTAGTCTACCGGGCTGTAGTAGTAGAATCCTGCTTTGTACGGACGTACCACCAGAATCTCCAGGTTTTCGTTGCTCTTGCCGAACGCTGCAATGCGTTCCGGCTTGTGTTGTGGTGTGACCTTGGTCCAATCGGCAGCGTAGTAGTACGCTTCGATGTCTCCTTCGTCATTCATCTTCTCCGCACGGAGCGTTTGAATAGGCATATGCTCTACCTGTGCGACTCTACGGTCCGCACTGTAGATTACCTGGAAAGCACACTGTCCCATCATTTTTAGATCGGCTGTTACCTTCTTCAAGCAGTCCGGGTGGATCAGAGAACGCATTTGCGCGTATTCTGACGGCTTTTTAGCACTGTCGGTAGCGTCTAGGCCTTTGCCGTATATTAAATCGCTTACAGCGTTTATAATAGCGTTGTTTGTAGGGCTGCCGTTGTATCTGTCTATCAGGTACTGGTAGTAGTTGTTGTCATCACCGTACTCAACGTAGTCTTTGTTGCGTTGCTCGATGATTGCCGGTCTCGTATAGCTCGACAGATTGATGCTGTGTACCTTCATCATATGGTTATGTATTCGTTGGCGTTAGCCTTTTCGTATGTTTCGTATTGTCCCTGGTTCACGGTGTACTCCTCCAGGTCTGATTGGTCCGTGCAGAAGATGTTGCCTCGGTAGATTTCACTTCCTCCTTGAGAGACGACAAAATAGTAAAAAATTCCCTCCGAAAACGTAAACGTTCCTGTGAGCTCTATGTGGTTTCCTGATACTACCGGAGTGATAGTCTCTTGCTGCGACGTGTTCGTCGTCTCGTTTGTTCCGATACAGTCACCTGGTCCGTAGTATAGGACCTAGGTACGATCTTCAAGAGTTGGCTGTCTGTTCTTACTATGTGCATATATAAATAACTGAAAATTTCAGTTTTGTCCAAAAAAAAGGGACGGCCTTATAAGCCGTCCCCTGTGTTTACTTACTCTTGGGCTGATTAAGAGTTCGTTCCTTCAGTTACTGTAACTGTAGATGTAGTCAATCCACCGAATGGATCTGCTGCTGTTGCTCCGTCTACGAAGTTAGCCGGTAGCACCTCCTGGGCTGTGAATGTCAGGGTGTATCCTGACAAGTCACCCATTGCTGCTCCTGTAACGATCGTTCCTCCGGTTACCTCTGCTCCGTGCTCGAGACCTACGGCAAACAAGTTGTCGTTGTAGTCTTGTACGAAGATCTGTGGACGACCGTAAGCAAGTAGCTTGATCTCGTTGTGGTCCTCCTTGCTTAATTTAGGCAAGGTTAAGCTCAAGGTCTGCTCGAAGAACGTTGTACCGTTCTCGCGGCTTGAGTTGATTGATTGCTCGAAGGAGCTGTTGCCTTTGAGCTCGTATTTGTAAACTGTGAAGCTCGCAGAGAAGTCTGTGATCTCGCTGTCTGTTCCTAGTGATGCTGTACCTGGGTCTCCATAGTCAGCAAAGTAGACAGCAGTGATTCCACCTACTACGTCCTTACAGGGTGCCTTACGGCCTTGTGTTAAATCGCACGCCATTGTTTCTTTCTTTTAATTCGTTTAATAAAAAAGGGCAGACAGGCTTTTGCCCACCTGCCCTTCTATCTATCTATGTCCTATTGATTAGGTGTAGTATACGATGTCTGCTCCGATGCCGTACTGAACACCTGCAGTGAAACGCATTACTACACGAACGTTTTGTGATCCGTCCAAGTCAGCCATATCGATGAGCTTAACTTCGTTGTGGTCACTCAACAAGCCTGTACCGAAGAACAAGTTACCTTTCTGTGCTGCTACCATATCGTTGCTAGCCAATCCTGAACATACGAACAACTTAACGCCGTCGAATGCAAGATCGCCACCGTTGAACCAAGTAGTACCTGCGTTGTTCACACCATTAGCACCCAAACCTGAAGCACCGAAGCCTCCTAACGCACGTACGTAAGCACGAGCGATGTTTTGTGATACGTAGATGTACAAGTCTTCCTTGCCGTATACAGCGCTAGGAATTGCGTCTACTACTTTGCCTAACTCGTCGATAACGTTTGCTGCAGTTACTGTAGTACCTGTTACGTCGATTACGTCAGCGTCAGCTGCTAGCAATGTTGCGAAGCCGTCGAACTCACCTGCGTTTGCAGTAACACCTGTCCAGATGTTTTGCTCGTTCTTCTGTGCTACCTTCGCAGCTACGTGGCCCAATAAGAAGTCCGCAAAGCTAGGAGGCAATGTATCAAATGCGCTGTAGCCCATTTGTACTGCTTCCCAATCGTTATGGAAGTCTTTCTTACATAATTCCAAGTTTACCTGGAACTCTTCTGGTTGCAAGATGCGCTCCGCTAAAGTCACTGTTGACTGATCAGAGAAGTCACAAGATGCGTCTTTTACCAATGCGTTAGTAGAAAGAGTTTTCATTACTTCTTTGTACTTCACGTTTGGCTTAACGGTGATACCACCGCCTTCAATTGTGTCTGCGCTCAATAGAGCAGCTGACACGTACTTACCTGCAAATTCGCCAGCGTAAGTTGTAGTAATAGATGTTGCCATTTCTATTCGTTTTTGATTAAATTAATTTTATAGTAAATTGTATTTACGGATGCGCTCCTCTGCATCCGCATATGCTTCTTCAGCTGATCTTATAGCTTTACGAGCTTCGTCTAGTTCAGGGACGTCTACTCCAATCTCTTTTGCTGCTGCAGCTACCTTGTCAATCTGTTGATCAAAATCACCTAATTCAGAATCTAACGATTCGTAGAGGCCTAGCATCATTCTGTATGTTCCGAGTGCACGGTCCATATGTTGATCGAAATCTGAAATATAACCTTCTAGCTCTCTTGCTTCGTCAAGAAACACATCAGTGCTGCGCTCTAGTTCTTCTACTGCGGATAGCTTCACTTCCTGGGAAGCTAGCTCTTGTTTCGGCTGGGCTAGTTCAGCCCAAAGTTTTGTTAGTGCTTTCATTTAAAAGTCTAGTTTTTTCCACTGTGCGTAGGCGTCATTGTATGCCTTGCGAAGATTTGCTCTTCTTTCTGCAGCTTCTTCAATTTCAGGAACATTGCCAATACCTAATGCTTCGGCAGCGTTTAGCGCTGTTCTGATTGCATTTTCTAGATCGTCGTCTAGCTTTTCAGCATAGTCCATTTCTTCTCCTGCTTGCATTCCGATGTTTGACATAGAATCAATAAGGTCTTTCATATCTTGCTCTGAACGCTCGATATCACCTTGCAAGTCTTTTGCGTCTTGAGCAAGTTTGTTAAGATCACCGATAACTGACAGCTCCACCTTTTCTTTGGAAAGCTCTGCTTTCTTTGAGGCCATCTCTGACCATATTTTGTTAAGTGCTTTCATTTAGATATCGTTTGATGCCTTAATAATTCGGTCTGCAATCGCTCCCCATTCTTTTTCAAAACTCGCAGCTGCTTCAATCATTGACTCGTATGCAGAGATTGCATCTCCGAAGCCAAGTTCTTTTGCTTTCTTCACGTATTGTTCTCCTTCTCTAGCAATCTTTCCGTTTTCTTCGGCAATTCTATTCAAGTGAACCGCAACAGTTTTAATCTCTTGCTTAATGCCTGAAACTTTACCGTTGGCTTTGTCGTATCTCTTTTTGAGATTTCCAAAGACATCTGAAGCAAGTTTTTGTTTTTTCGAGGTATGCTCTTTATCAGACAGCTCGGTCCATACTTTTTCTACCTGCTTCATTAACGCTGTGAGATTTTAGCGAGTACTCGGTCCAGCGTAGTTCCTTTTGCTGCGTGAGCAAAAGACTTCATATTCGTAGGTTGCTTTGCTTCAGGATTAGCTTTGATTGGTTTCGCAGCTGGTTTTTGTGCAGAAAGCTCTTCTTTCACTTCTTCAGCCATCTCCTCTTCTTTTGGAGCCATCATTCCTTTGATCTCTTCGATCATTCCTTTGAGCTCGTCGATTGCTGCTCCTAGCTCCTCTTTGGTAGCGTAGGCCATCTCTTCTTCTGCAGCTTCTACTTCTTCAGCAGGCTCTTCGGCTGCTGGAGCTTCTTCTGCTTCACCTTCACGTACTTCGGCAATGATGCCTTCTTCCGCTACGATCAACGTCATTCCGTTCTCTAGCTCGTAGTCGCCGATTGGTAAGGCTACACGCTCGTCTTCCGTTACGATGAATACAGATTCGCCTGCTTCAAAGGCTTCTGCTTCGATTATTGTTCCGTTCTCGAGCTTCATCTGCTCGAGCTTTACTTCTTCCTGGGTAGATAGATCTACGTTCAGGAGATGTGCAATTTTGTTAAGAGTCTCTGTCGCTTTCATATATAAATAACTGATTATTTTTATTTTGTTTCATTTTTCAAAACACTTTTTAACTCGTCAAGCTCCTTCAGCTTGCTCTCTGACCAGCGTAATCCGGCTTTGCCTCCCCATAGCAGATAGCTGATTGTACCACACGCTTCCGTGTCTCCTTCATCGTAGTATTCGGATGCTCTTGATAGGTAGCTGTACATTCTCTTAATCGTTTCGAGGCTCACTGCCTCTTTCTGTGCGAGCTGCTGTGCACGCACCTTTCCGACCTGGGTTGCACATTTGTTGTTGACCTTTTCGTTTAGCTCAATGCCTCGTTTGGCATTGTTGCTCACTGCGTCAGGATAGTCTCCGTAGCTTTCGAGCTGCTCCTTCTGCAGCTCCTCACGAATCAGTTCTAGCAATTCCTCTGCCTCTTCTTCAGGATCTAGGTGTGTTCCCATATTCACTTTATCAGCGAAGTAGCCTTCAATGGAGAAGCCTTTTACTCGGCCTGTCTTAACGTACTTTTCCCATACGTCCTCGTTGTAGACTTTCATCGATACCATCCAGGTGCCTTCCGGGACGTCCATCCCGAATGCACGGCTCTTGTCCTGGTTGCCTTCGACGATCCAGCTCTCCACCACACTCAATCCTTGAAGCTCGATTTGGTGTTCTAGCGTGCTCTTGTTTTGGTTTCCTTTGGTGAGGAACATCTCGCTTACTTTACGGATCGTGTCCTTGCTGAAGTAGATGTAGTATTCGTCTTCGCCGTTCTTACGGTAGATCGTCTTGTTGGGGATGAGTGCCGGTCCCATTAGGATGCGGCGCTCACTATCTACCTCGGCGAGCTTAATCTCCTGGTCCTTGCTTAACTTTACGAAGTTCTCTTCTATTGCAGGGTATTCTACAATAGAGATGGCCTGCACTCCGGCCATCATTTCTGCCTCGTCTAGTATGAGTTCTACTATTTTCATAGGGTTGCTGTTTTTACTCTGTTTCTATCTAGTTGCTGTTGTGTTGATACTTCGCTTCCTACGACGTAGGCCTTCAGTGGTCCTTGTTGTTGTAAGCTCTCTGCAATTTGGTTAATTCCGCTCGTTCCTACAACATTAAATTGCGGAGCTCTTGGTGCTCCTGTTGCAGGTGCCGACGTTGTTGACGGCACGCTGCTTGCATTGAACTGCTGGGACTGTATTTGCTTGAGCTTGGCGAGACCAAAGGCTGTTGCAAGCCCGGCCTGGATTGCCGGGTATGCAGGGACTACCGCTGTGATCGGACTCTTCTGTGCTGTAGTGTATGCTGCTTGGGCACCTTCGATTGTGCTGATCACTGTGCTTGCTGCTGATAGCGCCTTCTGTATATTGAAGGCTCTACGCTGTTGCTCCTCGCTTTGACCAGCGAAGGCTTCCGTTAGTGCCGATACTGCTTCTAGGCCTTGCTTGGTTAGGTCGTATGCTGCTTGGATTGTTTCTGCACGCTGCTCTCGCTTGGTCATCTCCGTGTCCTTGTCGATGCGCTTGCTTTCCGCTGCGTATTCCGTCTCTAGGAGTAGTTTCTCGTCTAGCAGTTCCTGGTAGCGTGCTGTGCCCTCTTTCGTGAGGGCCAGCTCATCCTCGATGATGCTTACTCGTGAGTTCTTTGTTTCTTCGGCAAGCTGCTTCTCTAGTTCTAGGCGACGGAGAGTGTTCTCCTCGGAATCGATTGCTGCCTGCTTTTCGATCTCATTGGCTTCGATCTGTGCTTCTTTCTTTCCTCTTGCGATCTCTAGGAGCTCACGTTCGAGAGCCTCCTCATTAGATAGTTGCTCTGATCTGAAGCCTGCGATTTGTGCTTCGACAGCTGCTACCTCGTTCTTGGCGTCTATCAGCTCCTTTTGGAACTCGATGTTATTCTGGTCCAGGTTAGCATTCATCTGTGCTTGAGCTAGGCGTATGTTTGCCTGATCCATCATTGCTTTCTCCTGTTCGTCTAGGATCTCACCGAGAAGCTCATTTGCTGCGATACGGTCCGCTATGGTGTTTCGCTCATCGTCGCGGATCTGTCTTTGCTGCTCCGCTTGCAAGTCGTACTTCTCAATCAGTCCCTGGTTGATGACATCGGAGAGCTCGGCTTGCTTGTTGAGCTCCGTCATTGCCGTAGCTGCCTGGAATGTTTTCTTGGTGTAGTCGGCTGTTGCTGTGGCTATCTTCTTTGTTCCTTCTACGACCTTCTCAACGGTTCCGTCGACGCCGGTGAAGACGTCGACCATCTCTGATCCTGCTTCCTTGACGCTATCCAAGGCTCCACTGAAGTCGCCTTTTAGAAATTTAGCCATTGCCTGTCCTACGAAACCTAGGACCTCGAGCATTGACTCAAAGCGTTCGACGATGTTGTTCTTGATCGCTTCACCTAGTGCCTTGATGCTCTCCATCGGGTTGCTGAAGATATCCGTAAAGAACCCGGTGATACCTCCGATGTTTGCTTCTATGAACTTTACGAAGTCGCTGAATGCTATCTGCAGGAAGTTGAACGCCGTGTTGAAGGCGTCCACCACTTTTTGGTTGTTGTTGAATAGGTCGAAGAGGATATCCATTGCCTTCTCCACAAGGAAGATGATTCCGGAGGCCTTTCCAATGTTTCCGAATGCTTTGGAGAGCTTGCTTACTCCCTTCTCGCTCTTGCCTGCTGTCTCGCCGACGGCCTCTACACTATCCTTTGTGTCTTTGAGGCCCTTGTCGACGTCTCCTAGGCCTTTCTCAAGGCCAGTGGACATCTCCTTGATAGCATCCTTCAGCTCGTTGATTGCACCAACGAGTTCATTGGTTTGATCCGTTGCGTTAGATTCTACGTCTATCTGTACCGTTTCCTTAATGGCCATTCTTCAGTTTTTTAAAGTATTGTTTCCAGTTCTTTGGCTCTTCGTATTTGCCTTTGGCTATCGCTATGGTTTCTGTCTTTGCTTCTACCTCCGGTAGCGTATCGATAATGTATTTCAGGTATCCCATTACACGTCGTTTAGTAGTTCGAGTGATGCTTCTCCTGTGGTCAGGTTCAGCTTTACATTGTTGATGATGTAGTTGCGCTCGAGGATCGTCAGCTTGTCATTGTTCTTTAGCTTCAGCATCAGGCCCAGGGGAAGCTGGGCCTTGTAGATGAACAACCTGCGGCTTGCATCGTATAGGTCCGTGATGTAGTCCTTCCAATAGTTTTGGTATAGGCTCTGACTAAATCCTTGGAGTAGGTATGGATCTACCTCTGTTCCAAAGTTTATGGTTTGCGTCACGGTTGCTGCCGTGACGTTGTTAACGTTTCCTATGAGCCACATATCCTGCTTTTGAATAGCGTTGCCGCTCATATCGGTGTAGCTCCAGTGATTGCTTATTGGTATGCGCAGGTTGCCTGCTGCATAGAAGATTATGGGCTTGCCTATGTAGGGCTCGAGTTCTCTTGTGACGCATTGGCCGACGTTGATTTGCGTAAGGCCAACGCCATTGGTGTATATATCTGTGAGGCGCTCAAAGAGCATATTGTCGAAGCCCACCTCAATATCAAATTCGTCTGCATCGAATGTGAAGTCGGCCCGTAGGTCGCCATAGCCAATGTCGTTCTGCAGTCGGTATGTTTCGCCGAGGATAGCCTCTGTCTCATTGTAGCTGAAGGATATTCTTCGATAGAGCGATGGTTTCTTTATTGTCGATTCTTCGGTATCTACGTATTGCGAGATCTCGTGTGTTGTTCCTTCGCTGTACCAGGTGTCCAATGGCTCGATGTCATATTCTGTTGGTGATGTGGGCACCACCACCAGGTTCCACATTTTAATTAGGCTTGCTAGGAAGTCTGTGACTTTCTGCTCTGGCATTTGGTCGGATATAGTTACTATACCTGCGGTGGTCATTGCCAACGGAGTAGCAGTAGCAGCTAATATAGTTGTTCCTGCTGCATCCGCATACCAATTAGCAACCATACCAACAGTTACCGCACCACCATCTCCCGATGGAGCTAAACGCATATCTACATAATCGCCTACCAAAAGAGTTGGTAAGAAAACAAAAACATTAGTTGCAGAGCCTGTATGCTCTTTAGAGCTAAATAGTTCATCGTTAATAAAAACATCTACTCTATAATTAGTAGAGGCAGTTGAAGAAGGACTGTAAGATATTAACGCAGGATTTGCAGTGGAGGTTACAGGAAATCTATGCAGGGTGGAGTCAAATGTAGCGTCTCCAGAGACTAATTCTATAAGCTCTGAAGTTGCTCCTATCGGTTGGCCTTTAAACATATACCCTGCTCTTCGGTGGCACCACATAAATAGTTTACCGAAGTCAGCGCTATCGAAGAAGTCGCTGTTAAAGGTTATACCGTATTTTGCCTCTATTGCCTCTATGATCTTCTTGATCTTTATCGCTGGCTTGAGGTCGTAGTAGAACACGCCGTGGTCCGGATCATTGTGGTAGTGAATGTTGCCGTCTCCGTGTGATCCTTGGCTGTCGTAGAACCATCTCGTTACTGGAGTAATCATCGGGTAGATGACGCTACTGCTTGTTCCAGTGACGTAGTTGTTGATGCCGGTCTCTATATTGGTGTCGTTGTAGGTATGGTCGTACGCTGATAGGTCCAGGTCATTGAGCTGGTCCTCTCCTATCAGGTCCTTCAGGCTTGTCGTCTTGCTGTAAAACGAGACACTGTAGGCATAGGGCTCACCTTTCTTCAGTTGTACCTCCTCGAGCTCTAGAACGCCTTGCTTGAAGACGTTGCTGTTGACCTCGATGAATGCATCTACTCTTTGGGCTGCTTGGAAGCCGCCTTGGACATCTACGTTGTAGTAGTGTTTGAAGATTGCATTGTTGCCGGGTGATGCCGGCAACGTAAAGCCATTGCTGTAGTCTCCGAAGACCTTGGAGATGTCACTGATGTTCTGTGTCGTCAGGTTGATCTCTATCGCTTCGTCTTCAAATAGGTCGGCTCGCTGTCCGTCAATATATAGCTCTACTTTATACATATCGAATGTCGAATGCTTCTTCTACCTGGATAGTGTAGTTGATTGTCTTGTCATTGATTGCCTTCTGCAGTGTCACTGATTCGCTGATCACATTGACCGGCTTACCGTCGAGCATTACACGCTCGCTCATAAGCAGGTCCTTAATAGCTTCCTTGTATTCTTCGTTTACCCAACCTGTATTCAGTGTCGTGGTGATCTTACCGTTGGTGTTGAAGTTCTTGTATAGCTCCTCTGTTGTGTCGTAGGTGAACCCACTTGCGCCTGATGTTCCAATGCTTCGTCTGTACTGCTCACTTGTTGTTTGCATATTGTCATCGCTTCTCTTAAAGAAGTAGATCGGTTCCCATACGCCGTATCTGTTGATGTATCTTATCACTGCTGGCGTGTACTTACTCTCGCAGGTAGGATAGATGTCTATGGAGTCTAGGATCGTCTCGTCGGACTGTAGCAGCTGGATGCTGTAGTATTTCGTGTATAGCAATGGCTCTCCTACTGTGTCTAGCCATTCTGTTACGTTGGTTATGCCGCAGGGAAAGGTAAGGATCCTTCCCTCGGCTTGAGTGTTGATCAGGTCCGATGTAATATCAAAGTCTACCTCGTATTGTGAGTCGCCTATCACTCTGACGAATGTAAGGTCGTTGTATCCTGATCCGTATTCTCCTGGGTAGGCTGCAACAATCTCATTGCCTGCGTCGGTTACGTAGATGCGTGACGTGTTGTGCAGGAAGCCTGTGGAGTGCTGCTTGTTTGCTCCTTCCGTGAATAGGTGGTATCCATTGCTTGCCTCAAAGATTGCCGAGCTACCCGTGTCGTTTACAATAGCCGGTGGGTCGCCTTTGTCCGCATAGTTTACGGTGTAGTCTATTTGCACCCACACTACGCTACCATCCGGCACGTTCCCTACGTCGATAATATTGAAGCCGCTGTAGCTATTGGTCAGGTACTCCTCGACCATTGCTGCGATGTCGAAGGATAGGTCCGTGCTTGCAAAGACATCTCTGAACAATGTGTATTGCGGCGAGGCGGGTCTGCTGCCTCTCGCTCCTGTCCAGATGTAAACTTCCAGGGTGACGTCCGTCATCGAGGAGGCTAATGATCCGTAGTTGGCCGTGATGTATATAGGGCTTCTTGCTCCTATAAGTTTTGTTGGTGATACTATAGGCATCAGAATATATCTTTTAGGGTGTACTTCATAAACTCTTCTATGTCGAGCTTGAATGCTTTTCTTATCTCCTGTGGCATTCGCTTGTATCCTAACGTGAATGCTCTTGTGAAGAAGTGGCTCGGTTTAATTCCGTCTCGGTATATCTTGTTCTGTATTGCAAAGGCAAGGCTCCGTCTCTTGATGAACCGGCCTTGCTCGTCTCGTATGCTTTTGAATCCTCTTTTTACTATCCATTTGTCTATTGGTCCGATTGGTGGCTTCTTGTTTCGGTAGCTGTAGGGTGTGTTGTATTTCTTCTTGATACCGCTGACACCTTTGTCCTGGTATTCTCCGTAGTCCTCCATAAAAAATTCGAAGCGGAAGCTGACGCCGCTCTTGCTAGGCTCACTCTTGTAGCCTAGGCTGTCGTATAGCTTCTTGCTGACGTTCTTCTTCTTCTTGGTTAGGTTCGTTCGTGCTTGCTGCACGACGTACTTACCGAAGGTATCAAAGGTCTCTTGGAGGTATTTTGGGTTAAACGCAGGCACTGATATCTTTATTCGGTATGCTTATGTTGATTGTCATATCCCATCCGGCTAGCTCGTTATCGAAGCGCTCAACGAACGGCTCCGCTGTAGGCGTGCCGTCGACCTGGTATTGGTCCGAGAAGATTGTTCCTCTGCTCATATCCGTCCATAGCTTGTTGGCTACCTGTAGCATTGTGTTGTGCACGTCCTGCTCGTTGCTGTTGCCTCTGAAGATCTCTCCGTCTCTTGGGTTGGACTTGTTGAAGTCCACCAGGTCCGCAAATAAGATACTGACGTTAAACGTCATCACGTGATCGGCAAAGGTTACGTTCTGCACGATGATGTGGGCTAGTGGGAAGATCGTTTGCTTCGCTAGGTCCACCTCAAGCAGATCTCCTGTCGTCACTGTGTTAATGCTTGGGTTTGCCTCCAGGCTTGTCTTTAGTTTCTCTAGTAAGTCGTAGTATCCTGTCATTGCTTCTTTAGCATTCTTTGTTCTGTTTCTATTTTGTCTTTCTCAAATTCTAGGTACATCATAGCGCTGTGGAGACCGAGCCTAGCAACGTCTTTAAACTTTGTAACGTCTCCTTTAGCGAGTGCATAGAAGCTGCTGTACCACCCCCACTTTCGTGCGAAGTTTGCTTGTACGCTGTAGTCATCTCCTCCTCCGAAGACTCCATCATAGCTATCGACAATTCCGTTCCTAAAGTCCAAAAAAAAACCAAGGCACCGAAGACCATCGTCATTGGTGCGCTCTTCATTGTTTCGCTGTACTTATGGCTGCTTTCGTATTCCTCTGTCTTGTAGAGCTCCTTGGCCCGACTTACGACGGGCCGGTAGAGGATCGCCATTGCGTTGTGCATCGTGTCCCAATCTACGATCGTGCTATCCAAGTCTACATACTCTCCGAAGGTAATATCCTCGAGGTTAGGTATGAATCCGAACTCTTTGTTGCCTAGGCTTACGCTTTTCTTTAGGCTGTGCTTCTTATCAAAGTATCCGAAGATGCGACTGCTGATTCTGGTGACTTCCTTGTAGGGCATACTGTTGATAATGATCAGCGGCACGTTGCAGAAGATCTCTATTGCCTTCTGTGCTAGGAACATCTCGTCTTCGCTTTTGAGCGAGACGAATCTTTGGTATTGTCCTAGTGTGATCTCGTGGAGACCTTCCGGTATGATGATTTCAACCTGCATATATAAATAACTGTTTTTTTTGATTCTGTTTTATCTCACTGCGTATTTTCCGTAGTTCGGTCGTGCCATTCTGTTGTATGTGGCGTAGCGTATTGCATCGATAGCGTGATTGTATTGGTCCACCGGTTTATTGAGGATCTTGCCGTTGGTATCTTCTATCCACTTGTAGTTGCGCATCTCTTTGATCAGGTTGATGCTTCCCTTGGTGATGTAGAGCTTGTGTCTCTTGAGCATATCTATACCGGCCATTACGCTGTCCGGGCCCTTTGCTGTGGGTTTGATGTTCCAGCCAAATAGTTGCAGCTCCTTTATACTCTTCGGCTCTGCACTATCTGCAAAGATTTCTACCCTACGGTCCAGGTTCAGTCCCTGGAGCGTTTTGTGGATATCTCTGTTTGTCATACCTGTTTGGTATATCTTCTCATCAAAGTATAGCTCTCCGTTGTATTCGTATGCTGCGACGAGTGTTGTTGGATCGTTCGTGAACCCGAAGTCCATTCCCATTGCGACGAGTCTTCCTCCTTCCGGTATCTTCTCTGTCTCGTGGTATTGAAAGATGAGCGCTTTGGACGCTCCTCTCTCTCCTAGTCCGTAGACTTGCCAGTATTGTTCGTCTGTTTCCTTCAGGCGTTCGATCTCATCGACGATCGTCTGTGGTAGGAAGGGATTGTCTAGGTATGTTGTTTTGTGGAACTGTGCGTCGTTTCTTGGTATGACCTTGTCGTAGATCCAGTGGTATTCATCACTTGGGTTGTAGTCAATGATCACTCGGCCTGTGGTCCGGAGGATCAGCTGCTGCCAGTCTTCGTAGTGCAGCTCGTTGGCCTCATTGATGTAGAGCAGGTCCCTCTTGCGACCTCTTACCTTCTGTGGTTGGTCCAGGGATATGAACTCGACCATATTCCCACCGAGCATATACTCGTGTGAGCTTTTGTTGTGGTTTGCCGGGTTGTATTGCCCGACCTTCTCGAGGATCTCGAAGAAGTCACGCATCACCGAAGACCTCACCGCAGGGAAGGTCTTCCGGCATATGGTGATCGTCTTTCCTTTAGCTTCGGATAGGCAGTAGTAAATTATCCATATCAGGATGTTGTAGGTCTTTCCTGAACGGGTACCTCCTTGCTCGATGATGATCTTC